ACGGAGTACGACGGTTCACGTATATACGTGGGCTTGTCGTCTCATGGTCTTCTCATGCGGCTTTCCAGAGCCTAGACATAGAGATTGTGGGATACGCAGGTCCACGTTCATTGTATCCCTATCATTTCTCGAAGCGCCAGCCTGAGTATATCCCATCAATGTTTGTCGAAAGGCAACGTTGATACACGGCCATTTTCTAAATTGACCGTTGTTCTAATAAAAATCGATCGAAGTGGTTCCCTGTGAAGTGAGCCACTTCAACTTTTTTATTCTGCTTCAGGAATATCGCTCCACTTTGTGGTGTAGCTGGGACTGCGGAAGTCGTGCTTGATGCTGTCGCGGAAAACGCCCGCTTTGCCTTTTCCGTTCTTTGCTGTATATTGTTGCGACCCAAGACGATGGTCTCACTACCATTCTCACGATTGATGCGGTCGATGGCTTCATCAAGCCTTTTCTTCTTCTCGTATTTCTCGGAATCGTAGTCAATGAAGTTGGTCTGGACGGCTGAATCTGGGCAGATGCCTGCAACGATAACGCCCGCTCGCTTGTACTGATACCCCTGTTTGAATATCCTCTGGGTGCAACGCAGTGCACATTGCACGATATCCTGTGTGGAACTTGTGGGTGTCAGCAAGCATTCCTGAGCCCAGTTCCAGTATTGGGGCAAGTCCTCGCGGAAGTGGTTCGTGTCGATGAACACACTCACAATCGATGCTGCTGACTGTTGCCTGCGTAGCTTTTCCGCACAATGGGCAGCAAAGTTGCTGATGCTGGTACGGAGAGTCTCGAAGTCGGACACCATACTAGGGAAACTTCTGCTGGTACAGATGCTCTTCTTCTTGCTCATGTCTTCGATGGGCACGCAGTCGTCACCGTTCAGTTCCCGCCATGTGCGCTCTACCACGACATTGAAGGTGAGCCTGACCCAACTTCTGCTCATAGAGGCGAAGTCGTAGGCTGTCTGAACGCCCACGGCCTGCAGGCGTTTGGTGTATTGTCTGCCAATGCCCCAGACTTCATCTATCGGATAAAGCTTCAGAGCCTTGATGCGCTTCTCGTCTGTATCGATATAGCAACAGTGGTTGTATCCTGGATAGTGCTTGGCATAGTGGCTGGCCATCTTTGCCAAGGTCTTTGTCGGGCCGATGCCGATGCTGACTGGCATGCCGGTGCTATGCTTAATGGTCTTGTGTAGCTGCTCGCCCCATGCTTTGAGGTCGAAACGCTCCATGCCTTTCAGCATACAGAAGCCTTCATCGATGCTGTAGCGGTAGAACGCTGGCACCTCCTGACGGACCAATGACATGACTCTGTCGGTCATATCAAGGTATAGCTCGTAGTTCGAGGAAAAGACGGCTATCTCCTGACCGGGGAAGAGGTCTTTAAGCTGGAAGTAAGGCGTTCCTGCCTTGATGCCTAGTTTCTTGGCTTCGTTCGAGCGTGCCACAACACAACCGTCATTGTTCGAGAGTACAACGACGGGCTTTCCGTTGAGATCGGGCCTGAATACACGCTCGCAACTCACGAAGCAGTTGTCACAATCGACTATGGCAAACAATAGCTGTTCCTCCAGTCTCTAATGGTGAAAATGACTTTGCCCCAGACGGTAAACTCATCGGAGGCATCCACAATAAACGGCTTGAAATCCTTATTGGCAGGCACGAGTCTGATAAAGCCCTGGTCTTTGGTAGAAGTATCGAGATACTTCACCGTGAAACCGTTATTATAATAGGCTGCCACAATATTACCATGTGACAACTCCTCGGCTTTATCTACCACGCATAGGTCACCATCGAAGATACCGGCATCCTTCATGGAGTCTCCTTTCACGCGAACGTAGAAGGTGCTTTCCGGATGCTTGATGAAGTCGCGGTTGAAGTCCAAACGCTCGGCCACATAATCGCTGGTGATGGGGAATCCGGCTGCTATCGATTCGTACATCGGTAGCTCCAACTCGGTTGATACATCTGCCTTGCTTACTTCTGGTTCTTTCATAATCGCTAGAATTTTCTGCAAATATACGAATTTCCACACAATTCTGTTTGGATAGACCTCAAAATTTGATGTCTTTTCACATAAGATATAATAGTCATACCTTTGCCACAAAAAAGTTATGAACCAAAACCTCTGCTTTAATTCCGTAGAAGTAATCCCCGACTTGAAAGCCAGCGCAGCCTTCACGGTCAACTCGTCTGAAGTGTTCAAAGAACAGGTGGACATCGCGCCCCTCAAAATTGATGAGGGTTACGAGTACATGCCCTGGGGCGCTGACAACGAGCTGCCGTATAATATCCTGGAGCTGATCGAGAGTGACGAGACACTTTCTACCTGTCAGATCTTCAACGCTGAAGTATGCTATGGTTCTGGGTTGGTGTATGATACCACCAATGCCTCCGGTAAGATAAAGAAGGACGTATTTCATTTCCTCATGGACAACGACCTTCCATCTTACTTCCTCGGAGTCTGCCAGGACTTTAAGCACTTCGGATTCTGTGTGTCTATCATCATCCTCAACGGCGACGGCTCCCAAATTGTACGTGTTCTCCGCAAGGAGGCTTGTTACTGTCGTTTTGCCCCTGCAGAGAAGGACGGGCGCATCCCGTATATTCTGTATGCCAACTGGCGTAAGAGCATCTCGTCAAAGGACGATGTGGAGAAAATCGAGCTGCTGGATTTCCATTCGCCTTGGACGGATCTGCAGGAACGGATGCAGGCTAACAAGAGTAAGAAGCCGAAGACTTCTACCCGAAAGTTTGCCATCGTTAGCCGTGTCCCGACACCAGACAGTACGTATTATCCCATTCCTTACTATGGCTCTTTGTTCAAGGGTAACTGGTATAACATCAAAAAGCTCATTGGTATGGCTAAGGAAGCCAAGCTGAAGAACTCGGCGCCTATCAAGTACCACATCGAGATTGCCAACCGGTTCTGGGACGGTATCTTTAAGGCAGAAGGTATCACCGACCGCAAGAAGCAGATGGAAAGGGTAGTGGAGGAGAAGGAAAAGATCATCAACTTCCTCACTGGTATGGAGAACTCCGGAAAGGTGCTTTTCTCTACGTTCTACATCAACCCGAATGGTGATGAACAGCACGACGTGGTGATCAACAAGGTGGAAACCGACAAAGAGGGTGGGGACTGGTCAACGGATATCATTGAGGCTGTCAATATGATGTGCTTTACGATGCGTGTACACTCAAACCTCGTGGGCTCAGTACCTGGTAAGACGCAGACTAACAACTCTGGTTCTGACAAGCGCGAGCTATATACAATCGCCCAAGCTCTGCAGAAACCGTATCATGACCTGCTGTTTACCGTCCATCATATTATAATAAGGTATAACAACTGGGAAGGTGTTAAGCCTGATTGCCCCTTCATCATGCTTTCCACCTTGGACGAAAACCGCGATGCCAAATTAGTAACAACCAATAAAACGCCAGAAGAATGAAACTCATAACAACTGACGAGCAACTTCGTTTGCTCATCCCCAATGTCCTGGTCACTGCCGAGGGCGAACCTACTTTGATTGAAAAGCTGTATCCATTCCTCGAAACTGCCGAGCAATGGGCAATTGATACCTTCGTTCCAGAAGCCATCTTTGACGAGATCGCTGCAGATGACGGCTTCGGACCCAACGAGCGTTTCCGTTACCCACTTGAAAAGCTCGTAGCCTGTCAGGCTTACATGACCGCCATCCCGTCGTTGGATCTGGTGCTCACACCCAACGGCTTCGGAATCGTATCTAACCAAAACATCGTTCCGGCTTCTCGGGAGCGTGTCGATGCGCTGATGAACTCCCTCGAGTCTCAGCGTGACAGTGCCATCGAAGCATTGATTCTCCGTCTCTCCAGCAGAACGGACTGGCAGCGAAGCGCCCAAGGCAAATACTTTGGTGCCACGATGTTCCCGCTGCTGAACCTCTGCCGACGACTCGCCATACGGGAACATATCTGGGACAGCTATCAGCAACTGCATGACCGTCTCATAAAAATCGAGAACGTTCTGGCTGATACTTACTTCTCCCAAGAACAGATGCAGGTATTCCGTTCGCAGGTCATCACACAATACAGGACCAGCAAACCGATCGAAGAGCGGGTCATCCGCTCCCTGCAGGCCTACGAACTCCAATTGTTGACGGATATCCAAATGCATCCCCAATGCTATTACGATCTGGTCACTATCATCCGTGAACGACCTGATGATTTCCCCGCCTGGCACACCTCTCCAGTCGCAGAGCTTTATTGTCCTGCTGTATTCAAGAATAAAAAAACATCATCCGCTTATTGGTTTTAGGCGGGTGATGTTTACCTTTGAGATACAAGTATTCCTTCTAATTCAGCAAATCTTCAGA